TTTATGAACCGTTACAGAATTCTGCATATTCTGATCTCTAAACCACTCGTTATAAATCAAATTATAAGCACGTGGCCAAAACGCACACACACTTACTGTATTACCTGACCCTACTTGACCTACAGTAGGTAAACCCATGTAATCATATAAACCACCAGTAGGAAAACCATTGGCAGGACTAACAATCTGTGGAACCGTATACGATATAGAATCACCCGGATCTTCTTGCTCTCCCATAAATTTCTGCCAATTATTCCAAATCAAACGATTTGGTACAAAAAAGAAAAAACTATCCAAATGCATGTTATCCATGATTGGATATAAAGGCGTAGCCAGACGAGCAAATGCCGTCATCTTTAGATTAAACGTATCGCCAGGCAGTACTTCATCAACATACACAGGAATCAAATAACCAGCATCAAAAGTAGTCTTATGGGTCTTTTGTGCTTTAAACCTACTGCGGGGTATATCCGCTTTAGGAATCATTGCAAATTGATGAACATCTACCGAGCGATTACGAAACATACAATCTCCTTAAGAATTACTTAATTTTTACATCTTTACCGCGAACAATCACACTAGGGTTATCCCTAATCTCATACTTACCAGTCGAATCATCAAATACACCCAATTCATATAAATCAAAGTCATCTGGATGATTGAACAACTGGTTATCCTTATCTTCGCGATTAACTTCGTCTGTAAAAGAACGAATTGCAACACCTAACGATTGCAAATACATAGGACGGCCAAACGCTTCCGCTGCCGTATCTCTAACACTAACAATAACTGAAATCATAAAAGCTCCTTATATTAACTCACGTTTTAACATCTTCACACGGGCTTTTGTAATAGTCTCTTTAACTAATAACCTTTCGTCCGTATTATCTTCAAAGTTAGCTTTGCCTAAATCAATACGCTTTTGCTGAACTTCTTCCCATTCAAATGGAGACTCTTTTGAATACTTCAAGTCGTAATATTTAGGGGGACGAACCTTTCGGCCGTTTATTATCACATAGTCATGTGGATAAACGTCCGATTTATATTTCTTAAACCATTCATAACCAATGCCAGGCTTTAATGACATCTTATTAAACTCTGGCTTCTTCTCTAAAACTTCTCCGGTCTCTAAATCTGTAAACTTATAATGCTGATCGTGCTTACCTTGACCAGTTACCTTCTTCATAATATATCTAGCTACATACGCAGCACTCTCAAAATTCACGTCTCCGACAGACGAAAAACCATACTTCCATAACTTTTCCAATTCTTCGGATCTATAAAGCTTACTTCCACTTCCAGTTCGTTTCCAGTACTTGCGATCTGGAAAATCAAATCCGAATATACAGGCATGGAAATGAGGTCTATCAAACTTCTCACCATACTCTCCGCACATGTAAAACCTAATGTTAGAGCCAAATTTCTTCCTTAACTTTTTCATAAAAAGTTGAAAATCACGATAATGTAACGAACGATCATTTGGTAAATGTTCGTCGCTATACGTTAACGTGATAAAACAATTGTTTGCATGAAGCTTCGCCTCATGTAAACATCGCATAGCCCACTGACGGCTACGCTCTAAACGACACCCAACACATTGACCGCAAGGCAGTGATAATGTTCGACTAATGTCGAAATACTTCCTTTCGCTAAAAACAACCTGACCATCAACTGTCTGATATGCCGCTATCGGGTGATAGCATGGCAATTACAGCCTCCAGCCACCACGCATTGGGTTCATACGCATATTTGGGGCTTTAGTACGACGCACGTTGTGCTTAAAATGCCGTGCCGACATCTTCTTATTTACAGGTTTTCTACGTAGCATAACTTCTCCTTGTGGTCTTTGGTGTCACCTAGCACAGTTACATCAAGTAAGTCACTGTGCTTCGGGGGCCTTCGGCTCCCCGACCGGTGTTTCTGAAGGCTCAGAAATGGGCTTGGCAGCTACTAAACCAAGTTTTGTAGCTTCTTCACGATTTTCCTCATTACTAAGAAAATCGATTAATTCTGCGGGATCGTTATTAAAACGACTCCGCAATTGGGCTGGCAGCTCCATAAAATCATCCTGGGCTGCCAAAACGGCATTAACTGCCGAATGGTAGTCCAATACCCCTGTAAAATCCCCATACTGGGGACTTAAAGGCTTACCAGGCAATTCGCCGGTTAAGCCAAACTGACGGACAATATAATTGATATCCGTCTCATCCTTAAAATTCTGTTGAGCCAAACTCGGGTCTGGACAAGCCAGACCAGTCTCATCAGAAACTTTATCTACATCATAATTATATGGTGTACGTAAAAAAGGAACTTTTTTATCTTTCATCTTCTTCCAAACTTACCACGTTTAGGGTTGTACGGCTTTGCTTGTTGTACAACCTCTTTAGGTCTAAACATGTTGGCAGCATCACCAACAACTTCGGTAATTTTCTTACCGGCACTAGCTGCACTTGCAGCATTCTGACTTAATTCTTTAAATTCATAACCACGTGGATAATCAGTAAAATACTTTCCTTTAGACTTAGCTTCAGGCACACCGCCTAATCTCGCAATCATTTCATTGGTACGAGTTAGGGTCTCCTGAGCGTTTGCATAAGTCTTTTGAGCAGACAATAAAGCAGTAGCTTCCCTTAATCTAAACTCTTCTTGTATAAGATTCTTAGTTTCTTGACGAATCTTAGGATCTTGTAACAATTTAATAGCAGTGTCTGCACTTAAATTTCTAACATTTTCCTTGTTAACTTCAACCTGAGAACGTCTCAAATCTATATCTTCGCTTATTAAAGCGGCACCTAATGTATTACTTATATTGCTTGTAGGACTCTTAAAAGTAGCTTGTTGACCTACAGCTGATGCTCCAGCCGGCGTACCGGCACCACCTTGTTGATAAGCTAGCATGGGATTAAGGCCCGCAGCACTTAAATCTTGTATCGCAGTTTGATACTGCGAAGCCCTCATACGCTCTTGAAAATCCATCTGTTTTAATGCCTGTTCAGCACTAAAACCTTGGGCTATTTGCGCCTGTTGAGCTTGTTGGCGGTTAGTTCTTTCTTGACTAAGAAAGTCTATACCCGCCGCAACAATACCGTCAAATAGTCCCATATTAAAAATGATCGATCAAGCCAGGTACAGAGTACATTGGCATTGGACGAGCCATAGTAATATCAAAAAATGAATCAAATAGGAACTGCTGACCATTGGCAGCAGCACCCACAGCTACCACACGTGAAACTGGTGGAGTCTCCTGAATAAACGTATTATTCAATGTAGGCAATGACGTAAAGTTCTGAGCCAAATGCCAAGCATCTAGCGTACCACTTGTAGTTGATCTAAACAAACCAGTAATCATCGAAGGCTTGTAACGGTACTCAGCCCAGCGTTCTTGATAACCAAAAACGTCATTATCTGCTGAGTTACCTCTTGCATATATCTCTTTATTAAGAATAGCTTGTTCACCAAGCGTAGCAAATGCAGGAAAATAAAAATCATAACGTGTAGACCTTGACCACATACGTGGAAGGCCCTGCTGATATGTTAGATCAGCACGAACCGACACTAAACCAATAATAACGCCATGTTCTACAAAACTTTGCGTAAAGCCATGACCACTTGCGAGTGACGTGCCCATAGCCGCAAGATTGCCCAAAACTGTAGAACCTCCAGAAAGATTGGTCGCACTTGTCTGGGCAATAGGATTGATATTAACAACAGTGGAACCGCCACCAAGATATTCAGGACGCTGCAAACGAGCGTCTGGACTAATAACTCCAAAATGAGAGCGAATAATTTCAGTATAACGTGTACCTCCACGAGCATCCCTTTCTAATAATTTCTGAATCTGGAACGACTGACGCAATTGATTAATTGTTGCAGCAGTTGCAACTGATAAATCTGCATATAAAGGATAATTTGTTCCGGCTGCTGCAGCATCTAAATATGTTGCATTACCTGTACCACCACTTAATAAATATTTGGGTGTACCAGAACTATCTTGCACAGATAAATACGTGCCACTTCCACCAGTAGTACTTGTTTTAATAGGTGCAGAAGTTCCTAACGGTAAAGTAACAGAAGAGCCTTTTTGAGGCCATGGCAAAGCACTTGTAAAATAATCATGACGCTTACCACGACGTAACAACGCATAATCTGTATATGTATCAGGTCCATCACCTTTATGAACCGTTACAGAATTCTGCATATTCTGATCTCTAAACCACTCGTTATAAATTAAATTATAAGCACGTGGCCAAAACGCACACACACTGACTGTATTACCAGTTCCTACTTGTCCAACTGTAGGCAATCCCATATAGTCATACAAACCACCCGTAGGAAACCCATTGGCAGGACTTACAATCTGTGGGACTGTATATGAAATACTATCGCCCGGATCCTCCTGCTCACCCATAAACTTCTGCCAATTATTCCAAATTAAACGATTAGGCACAAAAAAGAAAAAACTATCCAAATGCATGTTATCCATGATTGGATATAAAGGAGTAGCAAGACGGGCAAAGGCCGTCATCTTTAAATTAAAAGTATCGCCCGGTAATACTTCGTCAACATACACAGGAATCAAATAGCCTGCATCAAAAGTTGTCTTATGAGCCTTTTGTGCTTTGAACTTACTGCGGGGAATATCCGCTTTAGGAATCATTGCAAACTGATGCACATTTACCGAGCGATTACGAAACATACTATCTCCTTAAGAATTACTTAATTTTTACATCTTTACCACGAACAATAACACTAGGGTTATCCCTTATCTGATACTTACCCGTAGTATCATCGAATACACCTAATTCATACAAATCAAAATCATCTGGATGATTAAACAACTGGTTATCTTTATCTTCACGATTTACTTCATCAGTAAACGATCTAATAGCAACACCCAATGATTGTAAATACATTGGACGGCCAAACGCTTCCGCTGCCGAATCTTTAACACTAACAATAACAGATACCATAATAACTCCTAAGCTAAACTACGTTTTAATAAACTCAACCGAGCATTAGCAATAGTTTCTTTAACTAATAACCTAGCATCGGTATTATCTTCAAAATTCACTTTAGCGGAATCAATCCGCTTTTGTTGAACTTCTTCCCATTCATATGGGTTCGACTTTTCATATTGCAAGTCATAATACTTAGGAGGCTTTACTTTTTTTCCATTAATAACTACATAATCATGTGGATATACATCACTTTTAAACTTCATAAACCATTCTGCACCTATACCGCCGGGATTACCTTTAACTTTCGGCTTTAAACTCATTTTATTATATTCAAGCTTACGCTTAACAATTTCGCCAGATTCTAAATCGGTAAATATATATTTACCAAATAATGGCGAATCTTCATTATTAATTTTTTTCATAATATATCTAGCAACATACGCCGAAGATTCAAAAGTTAC